TTATAGATGTACACCCTGATGAGGTACAAAAGGTATTAACTATTGTGGAGAACATAAATGAAAATTTAAACTGTGTCATAAAAGACGCATACGATATAGAAATGAATGTACCATTGTTATTAGAAGCTAAAATAGGAAAGAATTGGCTTGACACAATGGACGTATAGAGTATAACTAAACATCTTTAACTTTGAAAGGAAGTAAGTAAAATGAATACAGAACTAGCGATAGCAAATGATTTAGGTATGTCACTTGCAGAGGCAGTAGGTGTAAACCCTCACAGTGGTGATGGTGAAAGAAAGACACCTGCTTTACCTAGAGTAAATCTAATGCACACAGGTATCATGGGTGAGATTGATGTTAATGGTAAGCCAATTAGAACTGAGGTTGTACCATCAGGATCATTTAAGATTACAAGAGGTGAGGATGATGTAGTCTATGCATCTAAACCTACTGTGCGTATCTTTGCAATTAGACAGCAGTGGTCTAAGTGGGATGCCAAGGATGAAGTGATGATGAAAACAGTCATGTCAAATGATCTTAAGGGCGATCTAAAAGATAACATGGGTACATTTAATTTAGGTAGACCGTCAGGTTACATTGAAGATTGGGATAGCCTACCTGATAAAACAAAAGATCTGATACGTAGCATTAAGCGTAAGAAGATTCTCTTTGGTGAGTTGAGTGCATCGGGTGTTACTGACGAGGAAGGTAATCCAGTTGATCCTATTACTGATATGCCTTTTTACTTTGAAGTACCACCTTCAAGTATCAAGTCTTTAGATGCAGCAGTAAATACACTATCACGTCAAAATGTATTGCCTATTCAATGTATGATTACATTAGGTGCAGACTTAGTGCAATCAAATACAGGTAATAGCTTTGCTGTTATGACATTAGAATCAGGCGATAAGGTAGAGTTAAAGCACGAGGATCAAGAAACACTACACAACTTCTTGGCATACATAACTACTCAAAACTCTTATATTTTACAGCAGTGGAGTGAGAAGAATCAAGACACTATCTCTGATGATGATGCTGCAATAGTGGCAGAGTTTGTTAATGTAGAAGAGGCAGACACATAATGAACCACCCTGCTGAACTAGCTGTCTTTGAGTACCTTGGTAAAGCGATCAAGGGTGAAACAGATATGGCTGAAGACATACGTAAGCAAGTCGCTTCTGATGTTGAAGCTGCACTAGAGAAGCAGTTCGGTGGCAAGCCTCGTGATGAGTTTAGACTAAGGATGTCCAACATTGGGCGTCCTACTTGTCAGCTATGGTTTGAGAAGAATGACCCTAAAGATAAGACACCACTACCACCACACTTCTTGATCAACATGATTATAGGTGACATTGTGGAAGCAGTGTTTAAGGGTCTTCTTCGTGCTGCTGAAGTAGACTTCAAAGATAATGACAATGTAACTCTTAAACTAAAGGATGGCACAGAAGTAAAAGGTGAGTACGACATGTTGCTTGATGGTAAGGTAGATGATGTTAAGTCAGCCTCACCGTGGTCATACAAAAATAAGTTTAATAGCTTAGAGACTTTAGCTAAGAGTGACAGCTTTGGATACGTATCTCAATTAGTAGGTTATGCTGAAGCTGCAGGTGTAGATGTCGGTGGTTGGTGGGTAGTTAACAAAGCCAATGGTGAGTTTAAATATGTTGATGCAAACGATGTAGACAAGGGTGCAGTAATGGAAAGCATCGAAGATACAGTAGAGTACATCAATGAAGACAAACCTTTTGAGCGTTGCTTTGAGGCTGTTCCTGAAACACATTTTCGTAAACTTACAGGAAATTTAAAGCTTGGATCTGAGTGTGGCTTTTGTTCATTTAAGCATAAGTGTTGGTCTAACATACAAACTCGTGAAGCTGTAATGTCTAAAGCAAAGACACCGCCAATGGTAGACTACGTGTTTTTGAGTCCTGAGTATGCGGAGGCACATTAAAGGTAGGTATCGCAGTGGGCTGGAGAAAGAGGTTGCTGCATACTTGCGTAAGACACAGAAGAAAGTTAGATACGAAGTATTAAAAGTAGAGTGGGAAGATTTACGATACCGCACCTACACACCAGACTTTGTGTTAGACAACGGTATTATCATTGAAACTAAAGGAATCTTTGATAGTGCTGACAGACGTAAGCATCGTGAGATACAGAGACAACATCCTGAATTAGACATACGGTTTGTATTTAGTAACTCTAACTCTAAGTTATACAAGGGTGCTAAGTCTAGGTATTGTAATTGGTGTGACAAGTATAAGTTTCAGTGGGCGCATCGTGTGATACCTGAAGAATGGTTAAAAGAAAAAGGTAAAGAGATTACAGTTAAGCGAATAGAATTAAAAACAAAAAGGAAAGAATGATGGGACATGACTTAGATGATAACGAGATAGCTATAGTTATAAGTCCAACAAACTATGAAGACCCTGATAAATGGGAAGGTGAAACAAATGTGTCCATAGCTATATCGCCTGAACACAATTTACCTGAGCCTATAATTAATGGCATTGTTGATGTAGCCACTATGATGTCAGCCTTTTTAGATCTGGCGCACGAGCAACCATACCTATATGCTCAAGTAAAAGAACACAGGGATTATCTAATAGCTATGGATGAAGAAGATGAAAAAGCTGTTGTAACAAAAGAAGGAAATGTATATACACTTAACAAATGGACAAAGACAAAAGGAAGCGCATAATGATGTCAGATTCTGATCTAACTATTACACTAACTGGTGATACAACACTAAACCATGATCAAATAAACAATCCAGTACACTACAACCACAGTGGTATAGAGTGCATCGAAGCTATAGAAGCAATGACAGAGAATATGTCAGGAGCTACAGCACCACACGCTGCCAATGTGTTAAAGTATTTATGGAGACACGAATACAAGAATGGATTAGAAGATATAAAAAAAGCAAAGTGGTATTTGGATAGGCTAGAAGAGCGTTACAAGGAGATACATAAATGATAACAGCAGATGACATAAATGCTTGGAAAGATATGTATGAAATGACATTCGGTGATTATCAGATAGAGGCACGTAAGACTGCCATATATCCTGATGAACACAAGATAGTTTACCCTGCGTTAGGACTCGCAGGTGAAGCAGGTGAAGTAGCCAACAAAGTAAAGAAGATGTTAAGGGATGGGAATTTTAAAAGGGAAGATGTAGCTGCAGAGGTGGGTGACTGCCTGTGGTACATTGCAGCTTTATGTCGTGACCTAAACTTTGACATGGGATACATAGCTAGATGTAACTTAGACAAACTTCACAGTCGTATGGAACGAGGAACCATTAAGGGCAGTGGCGATAAGAGATGAAGTTTAACATTAAACTAACAATAGAAATAGACGAGGAAGAGCGAATACTACCAATAGTGGCAGAGATGCACGAGGAGGCAGTTACTGAGTTATTCCAAGATATTATTTATGATATTGATGGTGCAGTAATTAGAAAGATAGAGGTGAAGAAACATGAATAACTACTTACCAACCGACTACCAAAGTTTTATACACAAATCACGGTATGCTAAATACATTGATGGTAAAGGCAGAGAGTCTTGGTCTGAAACTGTAGATCGTTATATGGAAAATGTTGTAGGTAATAAAGTAGATGCAGACACTAAAGATGAATTAATGTTTGCTATACTTAACTTAGAAATTATGCCTAGCATGAGAGCTATGATGACAGCAGGAGCAGCACTTGAGAGAGACAACACTGCAGGATATAACTGTAGCTACTTAACCGTAGATGACCCAAAGTCCTTTGATGAGGCCATGTACATCCTCCTCTGTGGTACTGGTGTCGGATTCAGTGTCGAGAGACAATTCATTAGCAAGCTTCCCGAAGTTCCTGAACTCTTCGAGAGTGATACTACCGTTGTGGTAAAGGACAGCAAGGAGGGGTGGGCTAAAGCGTTCAGACAAGTGTTGGCACTCTTGTGGGCAGGAGAGATTCCTCAGTGGGATGTTAGCAGAGTACGCCCTGCAGGTGCAAGGCTAAAAACATTTGGTGGTAGAGCTATTCAACTTTGCAGTAAAGACATTCAAGGATGCTCAAGGGCGTAAGCTTTCTAGCTTAGAGTGCCATGACTTAATGTGTTTCATTGGTCAGATAGTTGTTGTTGGTGGTGTTAGACGTAGTGCTATGATTAGTTTGTCTAACCTCAGTGATGATAGGATGCGTCACGCTAAGTCAGGGCAGTGGTGGAACGAAGCTGCTCATAGAGCGTTAGCTAATAACAGTGTTTCATATACAGAGAAGCCAGATTCAGAAACGTTTATGCGTGAGTGGTTAGCCTTAGTAGAAAGCAAGTCAGGGGAGAGGGGTATATTTAATCGTGAAGCGTCCAAGAAACAAGCTGAGAAGTATGGAAGACGTGATCCTAACCATGAGTTTGGAACTAACCCATGTAGTGAAATTATACTACGACCAAATCAGTTTTGTAATCTTACTGAAGTGGTGGTTAGGGCTACAGATACTGTGGATGACCTTGAAAGAAAAGTGGAACTCGCTACTATTCTTGGTACAATTCAATCCACATACACCAAGTTTCCATACTTGCGTAAGGTGTGGACAACCAACACAGAAGAGGAGCGTCTGTTGGGTGTGTCACTCACAGGAATAATGGACAACCCTCTTATGACATCAGCAAACAAAGGATTGGAGAAGACTCTTGAGCATTTACGACAAACTGCTGTTCGTACTAATAGTGATTGTGCTAACCGCCTTGGCGTTGCACCAAGTGCAGCAATTACCTGTGTCAAGCCAAGCGGAACAGTATCACAATTAGTTGACTCAGCATCAGGTATACATGCACGTCATGCATTACATTACATTAGAACTGTGCGTGGTGACAATAAAGACCCACTTACACAAATGATGAAAGACCAAGGCATACCTAACTCACCTTGTGTGATGAAGCCTGATACCACTACAGTGTTTAGCTTCCCACAGAAGTCACCCAATAAAGCTGTAACTCGTAACGATATGTCAGCCATTGAACAGTTGGAGACATGGCTAACCTATCAAAGACACTGGTGTGAGCATAAACCTTCTGTAACAGTGACAGTTCGTTCTGATGAGTGGATGGAAGTAGGTGCATTTGTTTATAAACATTTTGATGAAATGAGTGGTGTGTCTTTTCTGCCACACTCTGATCACACCTATCAGCAAGCACCTTATCAAGATTGTACGAAGGATGATTACAAAAAGCTTTTAGCTATAATGCCAAAGTCTATTGACTGGTCCAAGCTTAGTGAGTATGAACAAGAGGATAATACAGTTGCTACGCAGTCTATGGCTTGTACTGGTGGCGTATGTGAAGTGGTGGATATAGGGGCATAATTAATGAAAGTATATACTAGGCCATTCCAAAAAGAAGTTTACGATAAAGTAGACGGACCATCTAAGGAAGCTTTGATTAAGTATTTACAATCAGAAGGACACACAATTGTCAGCAAGAAAGAAGATTACTATGCTGATGTTGTATCAGAAAAAGATGGTGTTACTTACTTTCACGAAGCTGAAAGAAAAGCACAGTGGAAAGAGGAGTGGCCTACGTATTGGTCAGAGATACGAATACCAGGGAGAAAGAGGAGACTTATAGAGAAATACAAAGACCAGTTGGAGAACTTATACTTTTATGTTTTTAACAAACATTACAATCAAGCTTGGAAGATAAAGGGTACACAAATGGTAGATGCTATTATCAAAGAAGCTACTGGTCCTACTTACAGGATACCAAAAGGTGAAACATTTTATCATATCCCATATCAAGAAGCAGAAATAGTAGACATAGTATAATAGCTATGTTATGATTCTAACGACAATCAAAGGAGTTAATTATGTTGTTATTTAATTTATTAGTGCCAGTGGTATACGCTTTAACTATTTATGGAAGCTATGAAAATGTAGCTAAACCTGTAGCTAAAGCCACTTGGGAAACAGGTGTAGTTGTTTATGAGAAAAGTGTAGACGTTATTAAAGATATAACTACTGACGATCCTATTCCTGTAGAGTCAGAATAATGTATGTCTTAGTGTTCATACTTTCTATTGGAAGTGGTTATGTACAAGTACAAGCAGTCAATACAGTTTACTCTACTATAGAAGACTGCAAACGAAGTGCTTCAATTATCCGTAATGATCTGATGAACACTAGACCATCACCTAACTCTAATGTATTTGCTTACTGCACAGAGATACCACAGGAGGTATAGCCAAGTATGAGCCTAGAAAAAGAAGCGAAAGACTTTGTATCTAGGAGACATGATCATTTCAAAGAAGGGATACAGGAACGCATAGAAGCGTTGGACAAGTATATAACTGACAATCTGTATCACACTACTGAAACAAGGGAGGCTATAAAACACTTAATCATAGTACAACTGTGGGCAGAGCGTAGCTCAAGACTCAATGGTATAAAAAAGTAAGGGCGCTAAATGCGCCCCTATTTATTTGTAATAATCTTTTAAGTAATCCACGTAGTCCATGAAGTAGTGTAACTCTGTGATTGTCATATCACGTATACCTCCTTCAAAGCCGTACCGTTCTCTCATTGCTTTCATAGCTTTGCTACGTAGTTCTTTATTGCCATGCTCTGTAGCTTTAGCTCTCATTGCACCTAGCTTAGTCTCACTAGTGCCGTACTTCTTTAATACCTTACGTAAATCTTTCTTCACCTCAGATACAACCGACTTAAGCATAGCACGTTTACCTACAAGGTCAGCGTTTATAAACTTCTTATCTCTAAGTAAGTTATCCGTAGCTCTTTCTAACTCAGGAGCAACCGACTCATTAAATATTGTATCGTAAGCAGCCATACTTGTTCGTTCACTGGCTGTCCAATCTTGCATGTTAGCCATTGAGTATGCTTGCTCTGTAGATGTACGTGCAGGTTTAACTGTGATACCAAAGATTCTAGCCATAGGGTTTGCGTCTTGTACTTTACCTTGCCTACTTGCAACCCTTAGTTCTTCACCAGAAACTGTTTCTGCTCTGTCTGTGATAGCTTCTATGACGTTATCAAAGTATCTTGTTGCACCCTGTGTAAACATCTGACCGCCTGTTTCAGCTTGGCGTATGTCTCTAGCAGCATCTGTGTCTGTAACATATCCAGTAAGTTTGTTTACTGCATCAAGTGGTCTAGTAAAACCTGCAGCATAGTTACCTGTGAACTTGCCTATCTCTTTGAAAGAAGCTTGGGCTAGATCTACATCCTGGTTTATCAACGTGTCCATAATTCTAGTAACATCATTACCAAACTGTAAATCTGAAGCAAGCTGTCCTACAGCTACCTGCTCACCAAATTT